AAATGAGGGAAAAGTTTTCCTTTTCAAATATGGTAAAAAAATCTTTGATCAAATTCTGACTTATCATAATTCCAATATCCTTCAACTTTACGAATTTTAAGACGGAAATTTGCACCACTCCAAAAATCAAAGGGATTGATTGGTTCTTCATCTTCAAATTCTGGTTGCATTGCATTCAGAATTTTGTCAAAGATTTTTTTGCCAAACTTATAAAGAAAAACTTTTCCTTCATTCTCAGGATGAAGAGGATCTTTTACAACATAAATGTTACTGTAATATGACAACTTGCGCTTTTGTTTGCGAACTGTTTCTTTATCTTTTTCACTACCACTGTTCCAAAGTTCGCGATTATATTCCGAAACGGGATCTTTTTGCCCAATTGTAGTTAGAGAATTCTCAATGTACCATCCACCAGGACCTTGAAATGCATGAGAATACATTTTTACCCATGGCATATCTTCACCATCGGGAGCAGGAAGAAAACGAATAATTGCAGAACCGACACCACTCTTATCCATTTCGGGTTTCCAGAAACGATCATCAGCACCGTTTCCACCACTATTCATTTTTTCAACTTCTTTTACCAATTTCTCAGTAAGAGAACCCAGTTTAGATTGCTTTTTAAGATCTGAAAAACTCATTTGTATACCTTTGTATTAATTGGATTTGGTCTTTGGGACAACTTTATTCTAGTCGTACTAGAAAGGGATGTCAAGCCCTTAATTATTGATCGGAACCTGTGGACTCAATTCTTTCGCGCATTGTCTTTATAAGATTTGACATATTATTGAATATAATATTGACATCAATGTCAGTGGGAATACCAACCATAGAAATCGATTCATTAATCTTTTCTTTCATTTGAATTGCTTCTGGATCATCAGAAAGACTCAAACGAGTATATAAAACTTGCTGTCGATTTAAAAGACTTTCTAAAAGATTTACATGTTCCACTTTTTCTTCATTTGTCATTTGAGGAAAACGAAATACATTATGATATACTTTCTCTTGAATATCTGATATTTCTTTCATTTCCGTTTGGACTAGATCAGAATCAAAAAAACTCATACTTCCCCCAAAACAATATTTTTTAAAATTTTTTTGTAATGAAATACATCAATATTTAGAAACGGAGAATACTTATGAATTCTCATTGAAATAAATTCCCATATCGGATCTTTAAGTTTTCTGTCGAAATTCTTTTTATAATTAAAAATCTTATTTAAGATTATCATAGTTTCGAGAGAGATATCTCCACTCAAATGTTTTTTCAAGATAATCGGATGTCAATTTGTACCATCAAATAGTTGATCTACTTTTTGACTTGTAAATATTTTTTCAGACTCATTCTTAAAAAAATAAGTTAAAGATTGAATTTTCTTTTTCCAAGAAGTATAACGATCTTCGCCTTTTTTTATAATATCTCCAATCCAAAGTGTCTGAGGATCATCACAAGATACAAAATTTGCCACAAAAAAATCTACAACTTCTTCATCACTCTTGTTTCTTGATACTTTCTCAAACCAAAATCTATCACGCCTCTTATAAAAAGATTCCACAGAAGCACGACTCTTGCCACAATATTTGTGATAATCGTATTTTTCTTTTGTGAAGTGATTTTTTAATGACAAATAACAACGATAAGTATCAACTGGCATCATATTTAAAAAATTAATTTGGCACGAGAAGTTCTTTTTAAGAAATTTAGTTCCATTGCCTCATATTTAATCTTTTCCTTTAAAGGTTTTGAGATTAATTTAGGAACAGATTCAATATCAATTTTATTATTTTCGCAGAAATAAACAATTGCATCAATATAATTCATGTCTGAATTTTGATGCACTACATTTTCAATCTCTTGCGCGAATCGAGAAGGGCAATAAAACTTTTTTTGCAATTCCTTTTCTAATTCATTCTCCATTTGACCCAGTATTGTGATGTACAAATTCTTTAATATACTTAACTAGTAACTTAATATAATCTCCTTTGTTTCTTTTGTCAAATACTTTCACATCACCACCAGGAGTCACCATCAAAGTGATCAATTTTTTAATCGGAATATCAGTCATTTCGTAGTATGCCGAAGCATAAAACATCTCCTGAACAAAATAGTTTTCAATCCATTTTTCAGGTTTGATTTTTTCTGAAGTTTTAAAATCTATAACTGCTAACTCTCCATCATATTCTGCAATACAATCGACTCTACCTGCCAAACCAAAATATTCCGAATAGAGTGTTCTTTCAATTGCATGAATATTATTTATACGATCCAGATATGGTTTTGCATGAGTAAACATAATCTTTGTCATTGGCATAAACTCATTCCAATCTAAATGTAGATTCATCAGATATGCCTGTGCAGCTTCATGAAAATCAGTTCCTCTTGCAGTTGCTTTTTTTGTAATACGATTTGCTTCTTCAATACCAACTCTCTTACGCCAATCTACAAAGATTTGTCGATTATAAAAAGAAGTCACTGAAGTAATGGAAGGCACCCAGTCCCCATTTGGAAGATTATAGAGACGGATGCCGTTTTGTTCTTTCTTATTAAGTTCAATGTCACCCAGATAATTATGATGAATAAATGTCATTTTTCTAGAATATTATGATTTGTAATTTTTTGCCACATTTTTCCGTTTTTAATTTTAGTTACATGTCCTTGTCTAATATTAAACATTTTTGCTATTTCGTTTTGAGTCAATTTCCCTTCCCAAGAAAGAGTGTAAATTTCCATTATTTGTGTTTCATTTAATTTACTTAAAGGATGTGTTGTTCCGGGAAATCTATTTTTTAACTTATCAATAGTTTCTGGAGATAATTTTCTTCCTTTATTTGCCATTGATATTTTATTTTTAGATTCCTTACTATGTGTTCTTCCATAAAAAGGATTTTTATCTCCTTTCATATTTTCACTTAAATATTTTTTATATTCCTCACTATGAGTTTTTCCATACATTCCATTCCTTTCTCCCATTATTCTTTCACTTAGTATTTTAGATCCCTTTAACAATTTGTTTGGATTATTGATACTAGAAAATCCGATAGAATTTTCATTAAAGTTCATACATTTAGGATCATCTATATGTTTAGAGATATATTCTTTTTCATGCTTAAGCAATTCTTCATGACTTTCACAGAATAATACAATATCTCTTTTGAGTTTAGATTTATCCTTAATTGATCTAATCCATTTTCCACTACCCATATACCCATCATCAATATTCAAAGTACTATGTCTGCCATAATAATAAAATCCAGAAAGAGAATATGTTTTATAAATGAAATGAAACATTTATATTAAATCTGGTAAAAAATTATTTATATTCTTTTACCAGTCCAGTGTTAAATCATAAGGTTATTCCTAATTCATATTTTGCAGTGAGATATTCTTTAACCATCGATGATCTTACAATATCATCGACATCAAACTCAATAATATCAAAAGAAGGCATAACCCGAAGAATTTTCATAAAATCAATAATACCATTTCTTTCACTTGTTTTAATAAGATCAGATTGAGTAGCATCACCACAAAACATTATTTTAGAGTCTTCACCAACACGAGTAATAATTGAATCTAATTCATGTCCATTTAGATTAGCAAATTCATCAACAAGAATGATTGAATTATCAAGAGTTGTACCACGAATAAAACTTGTACTCCAGAAAGAAATCGTACCCTGTGTCTTAAGATTGCCATATAACATTTCAAAAGAAGAATCATCTGGCATCTCAAACATATACTTTACCATGTTCTTATATGGAATCTGATAGAGTGATGATTTATCTTCATGATCTCCAGGAAGAAAACCAATCTCTCTAGTCGCAACAAGAGATCTTACAATATAGATCTTCTCATAAGGAGTTTTCTCATCAAGTACATCTCTCAGTGCATTATAAAGTGCAATGAATGTTTTACCAGTACCAGCACATCCATATGCAACAATGTTTTGATTCAGTCCATATGATTTGAAAAACTTTTCTTGATTATCAGTGAGAGGTTCAATTGTCCTCATGTAATCAAGATTAATTGGTTTTTTTCGTTTCATATGCTTATTACTCATTCCGAAAGGTACTGGATTTTGAGGGGAATTTCTTTTCTTAGATGAGAA